GTAAGTTCATGACTCAGAAACAGCAAGCCATTTACGGACTGAAACAACTGCCGGATGATGTCAACTGCCGCAACTGTGCTCACAGTGAGCCTGTGTTTGACGGTGATGGTGCCTGGCGTTGCAACAATTTCAGCAAGCCCATTGATGAGGCCACCCAACGCAAGGGCTGTGAACAGCACATCTGGCTGTCGTCGTTGGTGAACCTGCCAGTCAATGGTCTTAGTGGTGGGGCTACCACCTATGCCAAAGGCAAAGCGTTGATTACCAATGCACCCAAAGATCAGGCAGGGAAAAATACCTACACCAGTAAAGAGATGCGTGAGCTGTCCAAGGTCAACTACGATCCGGAGGTCATCAAGAAACTGATGCGTTTCCGGGAAGAGTTCGGAGTCAACACACGCCTGGAAGAATTGACCAGAGATGAATGACGATCCAGTCAACCACCCGGCACACTATACCCAGGGACGCATAGAAGCGCTCGATGCCATTGGTGCTGCGCTCGATCCGAAAGAGTTTGTCGGCTATCTAAGAGGCCAAGTCATCAAGTATATGTGGCGGGCACCACACAAAGGAAAGGCCAGTGAGGACTACCGCAAAGCCAGGTTCTATCTGGACATGCTGATTTCCAGGGAAGAGGCGGTTGATCTCACCAAAAAAATATAGTCCGAAATTCTAGTTTGTTGTTGCGCGACAACTCCGAAAGCCTTTAGCCAAAGGCTTTTTCTTTAGACTCATTCTAAAAAAATACCCCAAATCGATCCAAACAAGGATCGTTTTTCTCAATTTTGTAAATTCTTAAGTTCCGTTTTCTCTTTGTAAATCAAGGACTTAAGACGCCATGATATAATATAGGGGTGCTCTTTAACAACTAGATTGAAATTCAATCCCTTTGGGAGAAGGGCATTTATATTAACTAATCATAAAGGATAAATATTATGAAAAATAAAAATGAAAATTACCCGCCTGTATATGAGGCCTATGGATATAACGACATGAAGTCTTTTATAGAAGCCATTAAAGAACATGTTATAGCTTCTAACATGGAGCAGTCGTTAATAAAGAAAGCCCCTAAAAAAACAAAAGGCTAAACCAAGAAACCCACAGCAAGAAATTGGTGTGGGTTTTTTTATGACACCACAAAGAACCGGGGGTTCTTCACAATCTGAATCTTGACCCCTGGGTACAGGGATTCCACCAGCTTTTTCTTCAGCTTGAACACTGCTGTTTCCACGCCCTTGACATCTTCCACCACGGTGTCCCCGTTCTTCAGCCGGTAGCGGAAGTCGGCGATGTAGGTGCAGATCTTCTTGCCGTTGACCTCACATGGATACTTCGGTTGCAGTTCCAGATGCGAGAGTTCCCTGGCGCTTTCCATGAGTTTAAGCTGTTTGTATCTGGCGGCTTCGAGCTTGCTGTCAAATTTGTGGCCGTCGTATTGAACCTTGATGGCCCCGTATTTGTTTTTGCGTCGGCGCAATTAACGGATGCCCAATAGTTTTTCGAGCTCTTTCTGACGTAGGAGAACTGCCGCCGATCCTCGTGGGTCTATTGCAGCTTTCTGTTGTGCGCTTAATCTTTTGGTTCTCATAGGAAAGCCTCTTGGATCAAGAGAGAAACCCTCTGGCAAAAAGGCTGGAGTAGGTCCAGTAAAACTTGCTTTTGGTAGTGTTGGTTTTATTTGTTGCGCCCAAGATTGTCTGAGCTCTGCCTCTGGAAAGTAAGGAACTCCAGCTGCCGGATCTTTGTCCAATGCTGCTTTGATTTGATACTCGGTTGGAAAATAAGGGATAAACAATCTTTGCATGACGGCTTTTGGGTTGGCAACTTTCTTGCTTTTGAGTATTTTAAAAATTTTAGAGTCGGTAAGGCCAAGAGTTTTCGCATCTTCAATCGCCATTGAAAGATCCCTTATCGCACTGAATCTTATTTCGTTGGTTCCAAGCAATGCCTTTACATGTTCTTCAGGGTCTAAAATGTTTGGGTCCTGTGCGGCCCTCCCATAAATGGTGGCCGCGTATCTTATGTCTTGATTCGCTTCCGTTGCCCTGAACCCAAGCGTTCTTTCTATGGTTGGATGGATAGTTTTGAGGCCCGTAAAAGACTCTGCAAGCTGTTTGTATATGTCAGCCCTTCCTCCTTTGCTCGTTACCGGCTTATCGGAAAGCCCCAAGCTAACCAAGGTTGCTCTGGGCAAGTCTTTTAATATTGGCTCAGTGCCCCTAAATTTCCAAGGAACAACAGGAGGAGCAGCTACGTTGACTATATGAAGAAGCATTTTTTGAACCGTTGTGTTCCAATCATCTGCCTTGTTCCATACCTCATCCCTTCTACCTCTTGTGTAGGTAGTATTGCTGGCGATGTCTCTAATGGCTTCACCAGCAATTGATGTTCCAAAGAAAGGCTCAAGCCATTCTCGAAGCGCCCCCGGCTCATCTCTTGAGCCAAACAAAAGTGCTTGCCTAAAAATTTCATGGAGCTTGTCTCCTCTTTTTTCTCCGTTAGCAACAGCATTGAAAATTGCCCTGAACGGAGTCCGCAGATACTCATACGGATTGGTGTAAGAATAATTATAGAACTCAACAATGTTCCCATTCTTGTCAGTTCTAATCGGCACAAGGTCTGCGTTCTTTTCCCATGGGTTGGCAAAACTTCTTTTGAAAGCGAGGATTTGCTCATCATCTGCGCCGGTCATGTATTTGCCAAACTCAACTGTTGCTTTTGGAATGCCATACATGACGGCCATATTGCCCATCAGCCGACGCATCCCAATCTCAGCCAACTCAGGAAGTCCGCTGGCAATTTCATCAATGGCACGGGAAGCGGAGTTTGTAGAGGTTCTCACTATTTCTGCCGGGAAAGCGATAAAATTTCCAAACGGCGTTCTTCTTAATGCTTTAATAAAGTTACCTACTTTCGCATAGTTGGGAACTGTATCCCTGACGATGCCGGCGCCGATGTCAGCAACGATTTCATTTTGGAGTGTTCTGCCTCCTTTCATTTTTCCCAAAGGCGACCATCCCTCAAGAATTAATTTCTCCCTCCGTGCCTGAGACAACTTGTCCCAAGTTATTTCTGCTCCCTTTTTATTCTTTAAAGGGTTTCTTTTGTACGCAACTCTTGCGGCTTTTTCCAACAGGTCTTTGTTTTTTAAAGTCATCTTTGTAAAGTCTGACCTTGATATAGATGGCAGTCTGCCAGGGCTTTTTCCTTGGGAGATGGCCTCATAGTAAACATCTTCTGCGTTCCTGAACGCTCTGTTTAATCTTCCTTGTTCCATTTCCCAGCTGACTATTTTCCAAACATCATCAGACCCTTGGTACAGCCTGGTAAAAAAGTTATTCTCTCTCGTGTTCATTTTGTTTAAAATATTTTCTCCAGAAATCCATTTGCCTCCCATTATTTCCTTGGCTTCATCAAACAAAACATCTGTATCTCTTTGTTGCCCGGTATTTATAATTCCATACTCTTCCCCTCTCCTGTAGTATCTTGCGCGTTCGCCCCTATTTTTTCTGGCCACAGCATCGAGAACAATTAATACAGAGTCTTGCAGAGTTTGGCCAGCCACAAGATTTCCATTCATAATTGGAAAAAGGGAAGCGCTGGTTAGGTTTCTAACCTGTGTAATCGGGCTGTAAATAGTCTTGAATTGTTGCACCAATCCTTTTGAATATAAAAAAGCACCCCAGGCTTGTGACATACCACTTCCCGCTTTCCATCCCCACGCATCACTTGCTCCAGTTACTGCATCTCTTATTTCTTTTGTGGCTATTTTTCCATTCAAGGCACCAAATTTTAATTCGTTCTCCGGCAACCCATCGCCAATCCTGTAAGGTATTCCGGTTTCTGGGTTTATAAAGGCCTTCAGCCTTTCTTTTGGGATGTCATCAAGGCTGTCATAAAGAAACTTGTTTTCGCTTCCTATTCCACGAAGCGGAATCCTCTTGTCAATCCTTGCAACTTCATCTAGGTAGCGCATGCCAGATGTCATCCTGGTTAAGTTGTCAACCGTGATCCTGGTTTTCAACAGCAGATCCGGGAGGTTGTCTCCTGTTACCTCTCCCAAATATTTCCGTAACTCCGGAAGATTGCCTAGAGATTTGTCCTTTAACAGACCCCTCCTTAATCCTTGCGTTGCATATTCCGGAATCATAAAAGCATTGTCTGTTCTTGCTCCCTGTTTAAATAGTTGTTGCAACACTTGTTCTGCATCTTTTCGGTTGGTTGCAACCTTGTTTCTAATCAGTTCATTCACCACATTGTCTAGTTGTTTTGGGTCGGGGAAAAACCGTTCCCCTTTAATAAATGCTTTGTACGCAGTATATCCATAGCTTTGTTTGTTGGCATCCACTGCCTCAAGCCATCCTTTCTTCAGAAATTCTGGAAACTTCTCTAGCTCTCCACTAAGAGAATCTATTTGTTTACGAGCGTTTTTAACATTGAGAAACAAATTATGCTTGGGCGCCTCAACCTTGGTTCCATCTTCCAAATAACCTAAAGTTGTTTTCCCAGCTTTTTCTAACCCCTTGTCGTATTTTTTTATTCTCTGAAAGGCTTCGTTTCTTAATTTTTTGTTTGGGTCAAACAAGGCTGTTCTTAAATCTGCTTCTATTCTTTTATATGTATTGTCGGTAATGCCTCCTTTCTTGTTGTACCAGATCATTGCCTTTTCTATGTTGCGTAGATTTATGTTCACTTCATTCATTTGACGACCGGTATCAGCGGTTTGTCTTGCCTTGGCTTCGGCCACCTCTGCTGGTCTGTATCCCCTGAACTGGAGGTTAGAACGAAGTTTATTGATGGCTTTGCTTTTCGGATCAGTTTTAAACTGAGCCTCGTTTAGATATTTGGAAAAACTTTCTCTGTTTTGTTTCAACCAATCAGCCGCTGTCATCACAGGCTTCTGTCTTGATAGAACCGATGCAGTCCCAGCAAACGTTGGTTTGATGCCGTGTTTCCATATTTGTGGTACCCCCAACATAATTCCAGCGCCCTCTGTGGCTACCCCAATTCTTTTTAACAGCCTGTCTCTAAGAGAAATTTTATTGTCCAACGATCGAATGACATCTTCGTCAGACTCTGAATCATTAAACAGTTTTCTGTCCAGGTAATCGGCTACCCCAAGATCTGGAGTTTCTTGACCCGCAACCACAAAGTCAGCCAAAGCTATCGGGGCTACCGTGTGTTTAAAATAGCTTAATTTTTTTGGATCGGGAAGTTTCCCGAACAACATTTCACCTCTGGGAGATGGTCTCATGGTAAAGCCTTTTCCCTTTACTGTGCTTTCTTTAATTTTTTTTCTTAGTTCTTTTTTTAAAAGATTTTTTCTGACAGCTTTGGTAGCAAGATGGGCGGGCACCCCAAACTGTGTTAGAAACTCTGTTGTCTGACCAATTTTGCTGATGGGTCTGGGGGTTTTATATTTTTGAAAAAATTTATCGACGTCATCAGTCAAGTCGGTTTTCATAACCGCGTCTAACCCCATTGCAACAAGCTCTGTAATTCCATGCGCAATATTTTCAGAACCACGCCGGACTCCCTGAAGCGACTCTCCTAGGGCTGAGTAGTCACCCTTCTGTTTTTTAACAAAACGAGTAGCCGCTTTTCTTGCAATGACAGGATCGTCGGTGTCTTTAACGGTTACTTCAATACCATCGATATTAACTTTGACAGGCATTTAATCAATCAGCCCCACCAGTCCTGATGGCTTTCTGTACATCGTATTCATCCGTCATTCCCTGTGCCGCATTTATACTAATTTTAGGTTGCGTTATTGGGCCGCCTTCTCCTGCGTAGCCACCCAAAAGACTAGAGGTTCTGGGATCAGGAAGAACGCCATACCCTTGCTCTATCAAGTCTAAAAGCTCATTAACGTTTCGTGTTAAAAGTTCGTTTTCTACAGCGATCATTTGTTGTTGCTCTTCCATGGTACGAGCTCTTCCTAAGTCTGGAAACATGTCCTCCATAATACTTCTAACCAATATCGTTCTATCGTATCCAGAAGCAGGGGGCAGTCCAGTTTCTTCAGCTTTCCACAATTGAGCAGGACTAAACTCGCCACCCATCATTTCAGACAGCGCTTCCAGTCTCCTGACATCTGCATCTTCCTCTCCTATATCCATTCTTTCTTCTGCCAAGATCCTTCCCAAATCTCCTATGGTGGTTTGCCTACGTCCTGGTGCATGCATCATATCACTGAGGCGCCCAGTGGTTTTGATAATGTCTTTCCATATTTCATCCTTTTCCGCTTTGCTTTTAGCTTTCTCGTGTCTAGCTTTTTGTGCCTCCAACACCGAAATCAAAGCAGTCACATCTTTTTTATCCTTTGGCGGAACTGTTGTCGCTTCATCGTCCTCCCCCAATATATTGTAACCGATGCTTCCAACAACGGCTGCTGGTAAAATCGTTCCCTTGTGTTTCTTTATCAGCTCCCATGCTCTGGATCCTATGGACGGTCCACCAGCACCACCTGTACCAGCACCACCTGTACCAGCACCACTTGTGCCTGCTGCGCCAGCACCACCTGGTCCTGTTAATAAAGGCGTTGTTGGGCTTGACTGTCCGTCACTCACAGGTGCTTTTCGTCGTCGCTTTCTTTTGTTAGCTTTATCCGCTGCATCTCTAAGTTTTTTTTCTAAGATTTGTTTCCATGTTCCAAGCCGACCTTTTCCTCCTGCTTTTATCACTCCTCTTCCTTTACCGCCAATCAATTCAAGCGCAGTTCCGCCCATAAGCAATGCTTCTATTCCTCCTGGACTAACTCCCATGCCTGCCAATTTTTCTCTTGCCGGATCCTCAATAGTTTCCATCAATGAAGGACCATACACCTCCATCAGTTGCGTCATCATTCTGCCGCCTTCAGCAACCTGTCGAGCCTCTCCAGAGTTAATCATCTGATCAGCCAGCAAATAATTTTGAATTGCTACATCACCCGCTTCTAAAATAAAATCAGGAATATTTAAATCTGGACCACCACCATCCTGCATCTGTATGGGAACCAAGCCACTGACAATGCCGCCCTCGTTGTATTTTTTGGGCTTTTGAATATAACCTCCGTCAGCCTCTTTTTTAAATGGGTTCCACCCGAATGCATCACTAAGGGTTTTTATAATGCTGGCTATTCCGCCGCCGGTTTCAATTACGCTACCCAATCCGGTAGGCTCCTGCCATGTATCTGGTGTAGCTAGTTTAGTTTCATAGCCGCCGATCAATTTTCCAGGCTCCATTCCTTGAAGCAGTGCTTGTCCTCTCATGATTCTTTCCCAAGGCTCTTGCGATTTTCTAAGCGCTGCCTGATACATCCTTGACAATTCTTGTTGGTAAATGTCTCTTCCTTGTCCGCCATATTGGTTCATCATGTTCAGCCAGTTCATCATTTCGCCTTGTCTCTGGCCGCCCATTCCCAAAACCTGTCCAGCAATGCCACCCAACCCACCGGCAGCGCCACTGAGCATAGACATACGTCTGGCATAATCATTCATCGCCGCTTCCTGTGCTCTCTGGAATCCTTGTCCCCTGATGCCAGCAAGGGCGCCTAATATGCCACGTTCGCTTTCTGCCTGTCTTTCTCCTGCCAGCAGTCTACCGCGTGATCCGCCAAAAGCCCCACTGCTTATGTCTTGTGCGCGTCCTGCGATGTCTTCCTGGGCTGATACGCGTCGCATTCGTTCCAATGTGTCTTGAACCACATCGGTTTCATAAGGGTTGTAATAGGGAGAGGTCATGGTGTAAGGATTGAAAGCCCCTGTTGAACCTCGATAGCCGCCAGTTGCCTCACCCATCAATTGTGTTGCCGTGTCGTATCCTGGTTGGTAAGGACCGGCGCCCATGGCTCCTTGGCGTGCCATCATTTCTAATGGCGTAAGACCAGCGGTACCTTCAATTGGAATAGGCTGTGGCTCGTCTATGAGTCCACTATATTGTCCGGGTGCACCGAATACACTGGCACCTAAACGGCGCTGATAGTCCTCGTACCACGGCTGCATAAACTGGTAGCCAGCCTGTGGTGCTACTACCGGTTTAGGATACAGTACCTGCGTGTCTGATAAATCAAGTGACATGTCAACCGCCTCTCATTTTCTTTGCCATCTGTTGGCCAAGTGCTTGTTGCAGATACATCTGCCTTGCGCCTGCCAATCGTTGCTGTTCAGGGTCCATCATCGTTTGTTGTGGTGCGCCCTGGTTCATTAATGCCATCAAGCCAATGCCTCTGTTCGCCTCGGCATTGGTTACAAATTCTCCATCGGACAACATCGCCGGGATGTCATCACTGGTTTCGGTGCCAGGTCCCTCGGTCAAGCCGTTGCGACGCACAAAAGCACCATCTGCTACATATTCTACACCAGGAACATTATCGTATCCTAGGTTTTGTATCAAAGATCCCTGTGGTGGTCCTGTCGTAAGTGAGAATGGACCGCCTTGGGCTACGTTATATTCTTTGGTTGGTTCCGAGGCAAATGGATAGTAAATTGGTGCTCTGCTGGTGTCACCTCCCAAAAAGGTTGGCAAACCAACACCTCCGCCTGGCATACCAGCAAAGCCAGCTGCCCCTGGATCGGCGAACTCTCCGTCGTCCATCAATCCTGTAATTCCTCCAGTTGAATCTCCGGCAAGTTGGGAAAGGGTAGTGCCACCAACCCCAAGCAAACTTAAGATACCGAGAATTTGCTGCCAGTTCATGCCTTTCAGCTTATCTAAGAAGGTTTCTTCGTCATCTTCTTCGGTTTCTACTTCGTCATTTTCTTCGGTTTCTACTTCGTCATCTTCTTCGGTTTCTACTTTACTTCCACCGCCTACTTGTTGACCGGTTGCTATGTCTATCCATATTCCATTCACTGGATCCCAATATACGGTCTTACGATCTTCATCAACTCCATCACCATCAACTCCATCACCATCAACTCCATCACCATCAACTCCATCACCATCAACTACTTCTTTACCGGTTGCTCTGTCTATCCATATTCCATTCACTGGATCCCAATAAGGATCGTCATCCCCACCATCTCCAGTGTCATCTACTCCATTAACCTCACCATTTGTTGTACCCGTTGTACCCGTTGTACCCGTTGTACCTGTTGTACCCGTTGTACCCGTTGTACCTGTTGTACCTGTTGTACCCGTTGTACCTGTTGTACCCGTTGTACCTGTTGTACCCGTTGTACCCGTTGTACCTGTTGTACCTGTTGTACCCGTTGTACCTGTTGTACCTGTTGTACCTGTTGTACCTGTTGTGCCGGATCCCTGTCCACCATACGGCCACCCAGGAGGCCAAAAACCGTAGTAAGGATCGTAAAAATCGTAGTCTTCCCCACCATCTCCAGTATTTGTCACATCACCTGTAACCTCCAAATCATCTGGAATTTGGTTTGCATTAGCATCAACAGAAGAAGTTCCAGAACTTGCTGTAAGCACACCGCTTGCTATCAAGTCTTCCATGGTGGGAATGTTTTCAGTGTTTATTAAAGGATCAGCTCCTGCTGTATAAGCGGCAATACCTGTAGGGAAATCGCCCTGGAACCCGCTTAAATAATCAGTGCCCGTTGCGCCAGACTGAGCATACCCCATATAGTTTAACCAATCTTGCCACGCAAGATCCTCTTCAGAGGGACCGCCCCCCATGCCAGTTACATTAAAAACTGAGGCCCAAGGAAAAGCGCCGCCGTAAATATTTTCAGTCATTAGCCACCTCCCCATGTGGCAACTGGGGATTCATCCCAAGAGCCTGTTTGTTTGTAGTGGGCATAAATATCACTCCAATTAGCGGGTCGTCCTTTAGGATCTGCGTCAAAATATTGAACATCTTGTCCCATCGCACTTCTTTCAGCTATAGTGCCATATCCCACTCCTCTAGTCCCAAAGTTTTTGGCAGCCATCATGTCTCTGTAGCTCTCTCCGGTTCCATACGTTTGCATGAAGGTATCGGCATAATATTTGGCTTGCTCTGGCGGATAGCCTTGATCCAAGTAGGATTGTTCATTTCCGAACATGTCATATAAGTCAGCTCTCTTGTTTATTTTGTTTTGTTCTTTTCTTTGCATGCGTTGGCTTTGGCCATAAGTGCTGCCTGCTCCTCTGGCTTTTCCGGGGCCGCCTACATTATACATTGCATCGTAAACCGGCATCATCATCATTGCAGAGGCTCCTGTCATTCCTGCTCGCATGTCTTGTCCCGGAAGGGTTTTGAAAGTTTGACCAGTATCTGGATCATATCCTGGAATTGCGTAACCCTCAGTAGCTTTTTGAAATTCATCTGTTGACATGTTCTCGATTTTGTTCATCATTAGTTCAATTTCATCTCGTTCTGTTGGAGATGCATTGGCCCAAGCATTATTAAGCTCACTTAGAAGACGATCCCTTGATCCCACTCCTTCCCACTTATTGGCACCCCATTGACCCACGTTTTTAAAAAGATTCCATATGCCCCCTGTGGCTGCACCAAGCCCTATATCTGCCCAAGGCATATCCTTAATAGTTTGTCCAAATTCGCTCATAGCGCTTGGATATGGTGTATAAGGTTGAGTATTAAAAATGGGGTGTAATTGTGGATCTCCTTGATAATATGGTGAAAAAGGATTTGCTTGAGCAGCAGCAACTGCAGCAGCATCCCCTTTCTCGAATGGATTAATCAGTGGGGCCGATGCACCACCGCCTCTAGCACCACCGCCTCCAGCTAGATTGACAATGCC